AAAGCTCTAAGAGACCCGGCTGTCTTGGCGGATAAGCAAACGACCCGCATTCTCGCCACGCGCGCATCCCAGTTGATGCAAGAAGCGCAGGAGCGAGAAGAGCAGCTCGATGCTCAATTAACCCGCGTCATCCCGCCGTCGACCGAAGCGTTGGCAGCGGAAGCGAACGCGATGGTTGCTGCAGCGCCAGTGGTACCAGCGGAAGTTCCGCCAGTCCCGGCAGTTGTAGTCAATTCGCACGAAGCGGAAGACGCGGAATTGAAGAAGGTCGGTGTGACCGTATCGCGCGACGCGAGCGGCAAGCCGACTCGATACAGCCAGATTTATCAGGTCGTTGATGAGGACGGAACCACGATTGGCCGTCCGACGAACCTTTCCGCCGCCACGCTCGTCGAGCTGATGGCGAAGCAGAAGGAAGTCCATACGCAGGCGACCCGCGCATTTCACCGCTTGAAGAGACAGAAGCTGACTCAGAAGGCGGAGAAGCACACCGTCTTGACTCCGGAGCAAATCTCGGAAGCCGCGAAGATTGCTTTGGAAGAGAAGGACGCGTCGAAGGTCGAAGATGTAATTAAGGCGACCATCGAGACCGCGTATAAGACGAGAGAAGAAGAGACTCGAAAGAAGGAACTCCGCGAAGAGGGTCGCGCAATCTCGAATGAGTTTATGCGCCGCCACTTGCACGACTACAATCCGTGCGATGCCAACAAGAAAGCGATGGCTGAGTATTTCGTGGAACACAATCTTGATTTTACCCTTGACAACCTTGAGGTAGCATTTGTAGACCTCATGGACCAAGGCGGACTTGTGACAGTAAGCACAAAGACACATGTGAGCGAGCCCGCTAATCCGGACTCGACCACCGCTTCGACTGCAGCCGCAGCCCCGGTAATCCCGGTCGCGGAAGTGCCAGCCGCAGCGCCAGTATCAGCAGCAACAGCAACAGCCCAGCCAGCAGCGCCTAGTCAGCCTGCGGTTGAAGCAACGGCCACGACGTCTGCCGCCGCACCTAATGTGCAACCAGCGGCCCGTCGACCGGGAGTAGGTGGGAGCATTGCTCCGGGTTCTTTGAGCGCACAAAGACCAGGAGCACCAGACCCAGCACTCGCGAGAAAGGAATTTCTGAGAGACTATCAGAAGCAAACGCCGGATGAAATGAGACGCCGACTAAAGGACCCGAAATACGCGGCCCAATTGAGAGCGTACGGTGTGAAAGTCTGATAACTCCACCCCGCGCAGCGGGAGACCCCGACTAGAGTAATAACATGAGCGGACCAAATCCCTCAGCATCAAACGTAGCGAACGTCCTAACGGCTCAGGCAATCATTTTCGATAAGGAATTGATTCCGAACCTTTATTAACCTTGGGGTTCGTTAAATTTTCTCTGATTGACTCGAACGCTGAAATGCCAACGAGGCGGAACTCCTAATCGAGACCGTGAGAGACTAAGCGAGAGAACGTCGAAAGACGATGCAATAGTCCGAACGTTACGGGAATAGAAACCGTAAGATTAACAAGCCCGCAAGGGCAACACCAACGCATTCGTTGGAGCGGCAGAGCGTCGCGTTCAGGGCCTACACATGGGCGTGAACCGTACGTTTTTCCAGTACAACACGCTTACGGGCGACGTTGTACAGAATTCTGACGGTACCGTGGGCAACCCGGAAACCATCACGCAGTTGTCATCGCCAGCACAGATTGGCGAGTGGAAAAACTAATTGTTCCACTTAAAACTCAACTATATCAAATTACCCCTTGACACTAGCATAGCAATATGATAGTATTAAGACGAGTTTGAGGAAACCTTAATGGAAAAGAAAGCGTGGCCGTATGTGGCCGGAATGCTAGATGCAGAAGGAACAATCCAAATTACCGTTCATAATCGACCGAACGGGATTACCGGGTTGGGACTTCAAATAGTTATCACTAACACTGACAAGCGTATTATGGATTGGCTGGTTAAAAATTTTGGTGGCAAATTTTATCGCCGAAAAAACAATCGAGGGTTTTCTACTCTCGATTCCCCGGACATCTATTTTTGGCATTTGTTTGGTAAAGGAAATCAAGAAGCGTTTCTACTAGGTATCCTGCCTTATATTACGGCAAAGAAACAAGAGGCGGTTTTGGCTCTTGAGTTTGCTCGCATGGTTGGATGGAGTAAGGAACGAAAACTTGAAATAGCAGAGGAGATTAAGTCTGCTAAGGTTAGTGACATAAACAAAGATAGAGCACAAGTATTACCAAAGCTCACACCCCAAGAAGCCTCTGCTTTCGTAGCCGGGCTATTTGACGGGGACGGCTCAATCGGAGTGAGCATAGAACTTACGCAGAAGAGATTAATTCTCGTGCGCTGGTTACTAGCACACTACGGCGGCAGGTTTGATGAGCGTAGTATGAATGGCGGTAAGACTTATTTTAGATGGCGTCTATCAGGTAGAAAAAACAAACACGATTTTCTGCTTGATGTGATTCCGCACCTAATCCTAAAAAAGGACAGGGCTAAAAATTTGCTTGCGTCTTTAAGAGCATCTGAACAAGGTTCCGCAACGACTGAAATGTTGAGCACTCTTCCCAAGAGTAAAGACACAGTCTGAACTTGCTGGTGACAGCAAGAGCGACCCCACAGAGATGTGGGAATCCATAAACACAATGCAACTACAGCAACTTCTCATCGTTCGCGATTGCAGCGGCGATTGACGAGCTTGTTGGCAACAGCGCAGTTGAACTCGGCTACCAAGCTGGGCAGTCAATCAGCGAGTTGTATTCGGCAGTGGCCGACAGCGCAAGCGGAGTTGACGCCAACGTCAACCAGAGCGCGCTGCTAGCATCTCCGTACACCCTTGACTTGGGCACCATCCGTGAATTGAAGCAGCAGCTTGTTTCGAAGAACGTGTTGCCTTGCAAGCGTGGAATGTTCTTGGGCGCAATCAGCCCGAACGTGTTGGGCGACATCTACAACGCCACGACTGTGAACAACAGCATCGCGGATTTGTGGAAGTACGAAAACATGGAGAAGTTCGACGCAATGGCAGGCAGCGACCAGAACAAGGTCATCGTCCTACCGGGCACGAACATCGGCTTCATGCAGACCCCGTTCGTAACCACGACCGCTAACTACAACGGCAGCGGCAAGATTGGTTACAGAACCTACGTATTCGGCAACTACGCAATGATTGGCGTGTGGTTGCAGGTACCGGGCGACACCGACCTCGATGAAGGCGATTGGAAGACGATTGACTGCCGCGTTGTAACTGACGCCCCGGCCAGCTCGTTTGACCCAGTTTCGACAATTGGAGGCTGGTGCAGTTATAAGTTTCATCAAACGGTCACATTGCCGCCAGCAACTGGCGTGAATACCCAGCGTATTCGCTATATCGATAGCGTGCCCGCCGTCCAGTAGTTAAATAGTAACTATTCCCAAGGAGTAATTACCCTTGGCTTACTAATCAGGGGAGTGCCAAGAACACTCCCCAGATTATCTTTCTTGGAGATTAAAATGGAAGACTTATCGCAATATGAAGTTGGTTCGCCTGAATACTCTCGTGCTGCTAATCGTAATTATTACGAGCGCCACAAAGAGGAAGAGAAGGCAAGAACGTCAAAGTGGCGAAAAGATAATTGGACTTGGTGGCAGAATTACTGTGAAGAGAATAAAGATAGCCGTGCCGCCGCAAGTCGAAAGCATTATTACGGAATCACAAAAGAAGAATTTGATTCGAAAATGACGGCACAGAACTCAGAATGCGCTATCTGTCACAAACCTTTTGTTCGGCCAAGTTTAGACCATGACCACGCATGCTGTCCCGGAAAGAAGAGTTGTGGCAAGTGCATTCGTGGGATTCTTTGTCAGGGTTGCAATACAATCATCGGTCTCGCCCAAGACTCAGTAGTCATTCTTAGCAACGCAATCAAATATCTAAAAGGATACACCCAATGAGCCTTATCCAAACGCCCGACCAGCCCTTCATCAAGGGTCCCGACGTGGAAAACCCGTTCAACGAGCGTCATGATATACAGGCAACTGGGGAAGCTATCCAACAAATGCTTGCCGGAGGAACTCCTAACTGGGTTCGTTGGCCCGAGGATTATAAAAGTTTTGTTAAAGAAAGTTTTGCAGCCGAGAAAGAAATTTCGGATAACATGGCGAGCGCATACAAGTGGGACGACCAAGCCGACCTCACGAACGAGGCGGCGCGCAAGGTCAACAGAATTAACACACGAGATTTTTTGAAGAAGTTGAACGACAATGGTATTAAGACGACCGTTTTTGATAACGGTTGGAAGGGTAACGGGGGCGTCCCGACTGTGGGGCTCTTCTGTGTTCCTCCCTCGAACACCAAGAAGTTACGTCCGGTCTGCTACATCGATGTACCGTTCATGTGGGAGTGGAGCGTCCTGCTCTTAGACTCGCACGGCATTCCGAACGGCGAGAAGTCGCGCGGCTGGCGCACGGTCGCCATCCAGCTGGTTGAGAAAGAGATTATCTCGGAACAACAGTGTCACAAGATTTTCGGCGTACCATCGCCGAACGCAATCTCCGCAAGATACTTCCGCAGTCTTTGGGAAAAACGTAACGGCAAACGCTACATTGACCTCGAAGACCAAGAAGCCTTGGGACAGGGCTGATTTTTAGCCCAACAATCTGCCTGACCCCGGGCATCAAACAGGGCGGTTGAAGATTTTTTGCCAACCTCAAGGGTGTATATGTCAACTGAATCAGAAAAGCAGTTAGCTGCCGCAGGAATCAAGGCAGGCAAGCCAGTCACGGAAGAAGCTCTCTTCCAACTTCTCAGCATCATGGCGGCGAAGGAAGCCCGCATTGCCGAGAAAGAGCAGCTGTTAGAGCAAGCGCTGGAAGCAAAAGACAAGGCGCGTCGCAGAGACTCAGAGAATTACACGGTCGCCAAGATTGAGGCACAGAAGGCGTGCCGTCACTTGAAGGGTGGCAAGGGCCGTCAGCGCGGACAGCAGCGCGACCCGTCAGTTTATCACCACATCTTTACCGACCGCACGCAGGTTGTCAAGTGCAACTTGTGCTTCGCGCGTTGGCTCCCGGGCGATACAGACGAATACTTGACCCGCAGCGGAAGCAAGATTCCGAACTGGACAGGCATCGGCTGGCGTCGAGCGTTGGAGATGTGCGAAGACAGCAGCAACAAGCCATCGTCATCGGAGCGTTTCGCTGAGACAGTTCAAGGTCCGGCACCGAAGACAGACCGTGGCGAATTGCCGAAGAACCTTCAAATCTAAGTTTAATCTTAACCCGAGGGGCGGCGGTTCCCGCCCCTTTTCTTCTCAGGAAAATGATGACCACAGTAGCAACCACACAAACTTCTCAATCCGCCACATTCGGCTGCATCCAAACACAACATATTACAATGCCTCATCTGCGCGAGGAGTTTTAAGTTTTATGGCATTACCGACAAGTGGACCGAATAGTGCAAAGCCTACAACAGGTGCGATAGTTGCGGGCGTTTACAATGTCGCAGGCGAGACTCTCGTTGATGGACAAGGAAGCCCGATTCAGCTAGATGTAAACGGAAATATTAAAGTAGCTGCGACGATTACACCGAGTGGCACGCAAAATGTAAACATTGCAGATGTAAATGGTACTCCACCAGCTTTGACAAACCCGCTCCCCGTTGAGTTATCAGACGGCACCAACGCTTTAGGTGTTGTCGGCAACCCCGTGCAGGTCGGCGGAACGATTACAGCCGTAACCAGCATCACGAATCAAGTCGACACAAACTTGAAGCAGGTCGGCGGTGCTAACACCGCGACAGCGGCATCGGGCACACAGAAGGTCGGCGTCGTAGGCAACGCAGGCGCGGCATTCGATGCCCCTGCAACGGGCACAGCCCCGGCAAACGTTCTGTATCAAGGCCACCGCGCAGCAACAACATATCCGACAGCAGCAACAGACGGACAGATAGTTGCTCAGATGGCGGATAAGGCAGGCCGCATTGTTGCAGTTGCTAATGCGCCTCGCGACTTAATCGGCACTGTAATGTTGAACTCCAGTTCTTCATCTGCGGTTAGCTTCATCACCGCAGGCGGCAGCGGAATATTCAACGACATTATCTCGCTTATCATCACGAATGAATCTTCAACCGCTACCATCATCAGCTTGTCCGATAACGGTTCTGGCGGAACAGTTTACAAGTTCGCTCTAGCAGCAAACGGTGGTATCGTCATCAACTTCCCAACTCCTCTCCCGCAAGGCACTTCGAACGCTGCGTGGGATGTGCTGAACTCTGCGGCAGTCGCGTGCGACTATGTCGCGGTGTTCGCGAAGAACATGTAGGGTAGATAATGGCTATAACACTAGTCCAACAGACCGGAGTAAACTACGTCACAGGCGGTCAGTCAAAGGCTTTTGGCAGTCCTAATACTCTAGGAAACCTCCTACTTGTTGGGATGGACGGAAGTAATACGGCGGCGGCTCCTACTATCTCGGACACGCAGGGAAATACCTACGTCCTCATCGGCTCATCTAAATCCCCTACCTCCGCTAGTCACCAGAACTGGTTGTGGGCCGTTCTAGGTTGCAAAGGTGGTTCCAATACTGTAACCGTGACACCCGTGAGCGGGAATAACTCGTTCGGCATAGCTGAGTTTTCTAACGTTAACACAAAAGACCAATCGATAACAAACGGCGGCAGACAAACAACCTCCGAAGTTTATTCGAATATTACAACTCTTTTTGCCAACGAACTAGTTATAGCTTTCGGTTCCAACAACGGCCAGACGGGTGCTCTTGGTGCGCCGTGGAACTCGATGTCAGGATGGACACTTCAGGGCTTCGGTTTTGGTGGATACCAGATTGTTTCTTCCACCGGAACATTTGGCGGCACAGCGACGGTAGGTAACACCACGGATTGGGGCACGCAAACCGCCAGCTTCTACAAAAAAGCTGGCTTACCAAATCTTTTGATGTTGGTGGGTTGCGGAACTTAAAGAGGAATCATGGCAAATCAAATTATTATTCTAGGTTCAAATATTAACTCGGTTTTCACGACCGTGAGTCTTGTGTTTTGGTATCCCATCACCACGGGAGCACTGGCGACTGGCGGAGTCAGTGCGTGGCCGAAGGCGTCGGCGGCGGAGAATGCTGCCATTCAAGCCGGAACTATTTTAGAAGAGCAACAAAGCTTTCAGTTCCCAACAGGCTTGACGGCTGCGCAGATGGAAACGTATTTGCTCCAGTATTGGACGAACCGAAACGCACAACTCAATGGACAAGGTCCCGGCATGTTCCAGAACGTAGGATACAACGGAACAGCTTGGGTAGCTAACATCACGTAAGGAATAATCATGGAAATGACCAAGCAGGAAATTCAGAAACTAGTCCACGAAGAGATTGTCAAAGTTTTTGGCTCTCGACGTGGCGCGGAAGGTCCTCGCGGAGAAAAAGGCGATGCAGGCCGAAACGGCGTGGACGGAAAGAATGGTGCGCCCGGAAAGGACGGAGTATCTGATATTCCGGGTCCTGCAGGCCGCAACGGTAAAGACGGAGTCGACGGTAAGGACGGTCGCGACGGGAAAGACGGCGTCGATGGCAAGTCAATCGTTGGTCCGGCTGGCAAAGATGGCCGCAACGGGAAAGACGGCGTCGATGGCAAGTCAATCGTTGGTCCGGCTGGCAAAGATGGCCGCGACGGCGTGGACGGCAAAGATGGCCGTAATGGGACAGACGGCACCAACGGCAAGGACGGTGTCGACGGAAAGCCGGGTCTGCGCGGCGAGACAGGACCAATCGGTCTTGCAGGAAAGGACTCTGTTGTACCGGGGCCAGCAGGCCGAGATGGGAGAGATGGCATCGATGGTAAGAATGGTCGGGATGGCGTAGATGGCAAACCGGGACCTCAAGGACCTCGCGGGCCAGCGGGTGATATTCAAGCGGCAGTCAATAGCGCACGCGAAACAGTTTTGCAAATTTTAAGGGAGCAGGGTCTCATCAGGTAGGGAGAATAAGAGATGCCGTTCAATAACAACACGGGGAGTCTTTCAACTATCCCGCTTCAGCACTTGGTCGACGTCGCGGAAAGCTATGGCGATATCGAGCCTATTCTGAATGCAGGCGGTCACACGCAGACGGTCGCGCTATCCTGCGCGAACACTGTGATGAACGCGATTTGCTCCACGGCATTTCCTCACAAGTGGAATGAGTTCAATATCCCGCCGATTTATTCGAATAGTTTTCAGCAGGATTACGCGGTAGTCAATCCCGCAGGTCTCTCAGGCACTTTAACGTTAACACAAGTTATGCAGGTTTCGGCAGCATCCGGCAATACAACGTACGCGGGTACGATGCCGGACGGCGCATTCGGTGGCTACGTGGGCGTACCATTCGTCATTGCCGGATTCACCAACAGCGGAAACAACGGAACCTTTATGTGTGTCGCATCTTCTGCGACCTCGTTGGTACTGCAGAATGCGGGCGGCGTGCTAGAGACTCACGCAGCTACGGCGATTTCTGCCGCAGGTCCCTTGCTCAATATGTCGTGGCTGGAACGCGGCGTGGCATTCGATATCAACAACAGTGCTATTCCGAAGCCGTTCGCGCGCATCGAGTGCGGACGTCAGCTTCCCCAAATCACGGCGACTTATACGGGTGGCGCGGGCCTCGGTGACCCCGGCTTCCGCTGCAACTGGTTCCCGAACCGTACGCTGTATTACGGAACGTGGGGACAGGCTAATGTCGGCGGCGCAACTTTAGGCAACAACCCCGGCCCCGGCTCGGTCTACTACCAGCCAACGGGCTCATCAGTAACTGCGGCCTCATGGTTGGCCGGACAGGCAACATTCACGATATCAAGTCTTCTTCCGACTATCAAGATTGGCACCACGCTTCAAATCACGAGCGTGTTCCCGGTCGCATACAACGGCAGCTGGACGATTGTCAGCATCAACGACACCGTGCTAACTGCGCCAACTGTAACGGTCACGATGGCCGTAAATCCGGGAACGTACGAGTCGGGCGGTGATGTCAATAACTCAGCGAACACCGACCAGCCGGATAACCCGATTACCCAAATCGTCGACGCGAATGGCAACTTTTTGTTGCTGACAACATACGGCATCGAGGGCACCACGCCTCCGCTCGCTGCGCGAAATGCGGTCCCGGGCACCACGGCATCAGGCACGGGTGCAAGCACTCAGTGGACCGTGCTCGACCCGAACGGTTGGGGTTTCCGCTTCACTCCGGTTCCGTCCCAGACAGGTACCGAGTGGCAGTTCAATTTGACCGCGCAGATGAAGCCAGTTCGCTTCGTCAGCTTGAGTCAGACGCTGGCTCCGCTGCCGGACGAATTTGAAACATTCTTCCGTGACGGGTTTATCGCGCAGCTCTATCATCGCTCGCCCGAGAAAGCTGTGTACGCGAAGTTTCAGACCGAGTGGGCATTATGGAAAGCAGCGCTTATGGAACTCCGTGTTAAGGAAGACCGCGAGCTGGAAGAGAACAAGTTCATTCCGTCGCGCACCGTATTCGGCGCAGCACGCAGTAGAAATAATTTTCAGGGTTCCGCGTGGCCATATAATTACCCCCGTCCATAATTAGTAACTACTAAAATAGTCCTTGACAAAGTTAGATTTCTGTGATATACTGGAATTATGAATACACCAATTATCGGAAGAATTTATCATGTCGTGGACAAAACAACGGGCGATATTGTGAAGGTCGGCAGTACGATTCGTTCCCTTAAAAACCGTTGGGACTTTTACGATAAGAAGAAATTCTCAAATCACTTTCTAAGACTAGCCAAAGAAATTACAAGCAGCGATTTTGACTGGTACGATTCAGAGAATCCATACTGCCCTTTTCTTTGGCACTTAATGGCAGCAGAACACCTCGAAATAGTAAGAATGAAAACTTTCAGTGATAGTGTGTTTTCAAATAAAGTGTCTCCACTAGTTCAAAAATTTAGTGGGTTTGATGGTATTGAAGCGGGAAAGATAGGTGCTTTAGCTGGTGGTTATGCATCTAGAGACATGCAAAAAGGTATTCACAATCCCGATTTTGACCACGTACCGGGCGCTCGCAAAGGCGGTCTCAAAAACGTCGCTTCTGGTCACCTTCAATCTATCTCATCTAGCGGCGGCAAGGCTTGCGGAGCCTTAATGGAGAAAGAGAAGAAAGGCATATTTTCACCCGATTATGACCGCAAAGCTGCTGGAGCAAAGTACGGAAAGATTAGCGGCAAAGTCGGCGGTCCTAAAGGTATGCACAATCGATGGCACATAAATCAGGGCAAAGTAAATCCTCGTTGTGATTTGTGCAGTGAGCAAAGTTTGATTATCGCTTATGCATAATTAAAAATTTTAACAAGATAATACAGATGGGCGGCGCAGTTAGCCGCCTTTTCTATTTGGACTAACATGTCATTGAACTTACAGAACACTTTAAACTGGGCAGCCCCATATATTCAGTACTCGCCGCTCACGGCAGGACTGGGACAAGAACCTGCGGTCTCGATTGCCTCGATGGTTCGCAATTCGTTTCTAAGTCAACCTCAGACGTGGTTCTTCAATCGCAGCACAGCAACATTCAATACGGTGGTCGGCCAACAGGACTATACGCAAGCCGCCGTTGTTGACCTTTCTTTTGTTGAGAAGGTCTCGCTTCAAGATGACCAAGGCAACATCTACGAAATTAAGGACGTGTACAACAACAGAGCGCTGTCGCCGTCTTCGTTTCAGCAGCGACCGAGCGCGATGTCGGTTGAGACCTCGAATTCTACGGCAGGCTGCGTGTTCCGCTTCCTCGGCGTGCCCGACCAGATTTACGCAGTGGTCGTCACTTATCAGAAGCTGTCGCCCCAGTTCGGTCCCTTCTTCATCAGTTCGGCAGCAAACGCGTCGGGAGGCAACACGGTTTATACCGGAACCTTTGACCCGATTTCATTCCCGGCAGGCTCGATAGCGATTATCACAGGCTTTCAAGCGCATACCGTGAACAACGGTTCGTTCGTTGTTGTGTCGGCAACCGCAACAACGCTGACGGTCGCAAACGCGGCAGGCATCGCAGAAACGATTCAGGCGTACGTGTCCAACTTTGCGTGGGACCCGATTCCGGACCAGTACTCGGATGTGTACAACAATCTGTTCTTGTCAGAAGCACTCGCGATGGTCGATGACCCGCGCGCTCAACTTTATCGTCAACGTGGCGTCGCCATATTTCTATCGAAGGCAAGCGGATTAACCGAGATGCAGAGAAACGCATTCGTTCAACAGTGGTTGGCTCGTGAAGTCGAGCGCCAGTCGATACTAGGAGCAGTACAGCTAGGTCATGCAGGGAGAGCGCTGTAATGCCAGGAGCATTTGAACTTAGCGGAGCGCAGGTCAAGAAACCATCTGCGTGGGGCTCTATCGTCACGGAGACGTGGTTCGAAGGACTGTACACAAATCGTGCGCAGTTTCACCCGGGCGGTACTCAAGTTGAAAATAAGTTTTACGGAGGAAGACCCGGCCAAATTATCGGTGGGCTTAACGTCGAGCTGAATAATCAGCTCGCGCTGCAGCGCCGCCCCGGCTTGACGCCGTTCTCGTGCGCGACATATCCGACTCCACCACTTTACGCATTTGCGTTTCCTCAGCTTGACGGCAGCATTCGCGACATTATTGATACGGGTGGGAGCGGAAGTTTTTCGCTATCTTCAGTAGCGAACGCCTCCAGCGGTAATACCGTCTACACAGGAACGTTCCCGTTGGGCGGTGCGAACGCGTACGTCGGATTGGTGTTCACTGTCTCTGGTTTCTCTAATGCGGGAAACAATGGCTCGTTCAAGGTTGTGGCAAGCACGACCACGACACTGACTCTCGCAAACCCGAATGGCATTTCGGAGACCACCTCGGCGACAGTTTCGTCAGCGGGTGGGGTATGGTGGGATAAGCAGAACGGCAGCTGTCAGAAGCAGCTTCTGTTCGCGAAGACAGCAGGCGCGGGACAGACCAGCTTCGTCGCAGTTGCGGGCATCCTCTACGCTGGAGACGGCGTTGACACATGGATTTGGAATCCAACAAACACGGGAGCGAACGGACAAATTTTTGGGTGGGGCATCCCGGCTCCCTTGATTGCGCCTACAGTCACAATCACAGAGAGCGGCGCGGCCTCGGTAGCTTGGGCCGCATCGACCGTCTTCTCGACGATGGGACTAGTTTACGATACCGCATCCAGCACGATGTGGCAGCTCCAGTCCGTCAACGCGTCCCTTACGAATACGACGCAGTTCGGCACCACGGGTAACGGACAACCGCCGTGGAACCAGATTCCGGGCGGAACCACAGCAGATACCACGGGCGGCGGAAGCATCACGTGGACCAACAAGGGTCCTATTGTTGCGTGGACTGCGCACACAGTTTACAACAACGCAACGGTTGGCGGGACGACCGCGCAGCCTTGCGTCGTGTACGACCCTGTTACGAAGGCAGCTTACGTTCAATCGTCAGCGGCATCGAGCGGAACCAGCGGTTCTTTGGTCCCTTCCTTCAAGAAGGCTCTCGGACAGCATACCAATGACGGAAGCTGCGTATGGATTTGGGTTGGCCCCGGCATCTCGAATGCAGGATTGGCTCCTTGGATTTCTGGTCACGCGTATCCGCTGATTGGGTCAGTCACCAACAACGACGCCGCGACCGCGATTGTTGAGCCATCAGGTTTGCAGAATGGCCTCCCGGCCTCGCCGAACGTCTTGTACTTCCAAGCATCAGGCGGCGGCACATCCGGCTCGGGCTACACTCCGTTCGGCACCTCTCCGGTAACTGCGGGAACTTTGGTTGACGACAACGACCTTATCTGGATGAGTCTAGGCTCTTATACTCGCGCGAATACGACCCCGTATAGCGCGTGGTCAGCAACCAATACGGCCTTCTCCGCGATTTACGATTCAGCTACCAACGCATTTTACGTCTGCACCCAGACAGGCATCTCAGCAGGCAGCCCTCCGAGCTTCAACCCCGGCTACGGCGTAACCACCACGGACGGCACGGTCGTTTGGACCAACGTCGGTGTAGCGATGACGTGGGCGACTGCGACGCAGTGGTACCTGCCTGTGCAAGGTTTCTTTCCTCCATCAGGTGCGACACCGTACGGCGGCGCAAGCATCATCGACACCAATGTGCCACCGGACATCGAGTTTGCCATCAACAGCGGCAAGAGCGGAAGCTCCCAGCCGACGTGGACGGGTGTCGGAACATACATCGATGATAATGGCACCACCTTCACGCTCTCACAAGTCAGCGTAAGCGGCACTACTACGACGTACACAGGCACGGGCCTTTCAGGTCTTGCGGGCCAGCAATTGATTATCTCAGGCTTCACGAACGCCGGAAACAACGGCTACGTGGTAGCGCTAACTGCGAGCTCGACAACCTTCACGGTCAAGACAACATCGCAAGTTAACGAGACCCACGCGGGAGCGGCAAACAACGGTTTGATTTGGTACAACGAGGAAGCATTCAGCGCGCAATCACTTGCGTTCACGATGGG